ACTACATCCACCTACAAAGGTCTAAGTACAATTCAATCAGGAATGGTTAACGTCTAATGACAGCTAAGCAACGCTATGACAGACTGTCTTCACGCCGTTCCCAGTTCCTCAATTCTGCTAGACAAGCATCAGATCTAACTCTCCCTTATCTTATTCGGGAAGATGAACTTACCTCCAAAACAAGCTTGAGGTTGCCACAACCGTATCAATCAACTGGAGCCAAAGGTGTGGTGACGCTTGCAAGTAAACTAATGCTTGCACTGCTACCTCCACAAACTAGCTTCTTCAAGCTGCAGGTAAATGATATCAATCTCCCTCAAGAGTTGGGACCACAGATCCGGTCTGAACTTGACTTGTCGTTTGCTAAGGTAGAACGTACTATCATGGAATCCATTGCGGAGTCCGGTGATCGTGTCATTCTTCACCAAGCACTGAAGCATCTGGTGGTAGCTGGTAATGCTCTTATCTTTATGAGTAAGGATGGGCTAAAGCTCTATCCTCTCAACCGCTATGTGGTAGATAGAGATGGTAATGGTAATGTTATTGAGATCGTAACAAAAGAAACAGTCTCGAAAAAACTGGTAAAAAATTTTTACCCTGATCTCATGAAACCTGGTGTGGTAGATGATACCACTATGCCAGATGATGAATGTATTATTTATACACACGTCACACGTGACAACAACCGCTGGCTGTGGCACCAGGAGATGTTCGATGAAGTCCTACCCAAATCTCAGGGTAAGGCACCTATTGACGCTAACCCCTGGCTCGTGCTACGCTTCAACCATGTTGATGGCGAGGTCTATGGACGTGGTAGAGTGGAAGAGTTTATGGGTGACCTAAAGTCACTTGAAGCTCTGTCACAAGCTATCGTCGAAGGGTCCGCTGCAGCTGCTAAGGTAGTGTTTACTGTTTCACCGAGCAGTACTACCAAGCCCCAGACCCTTGCCAAAGCAGGTAATGGTGCTATCATTCAGGGACGACCTGAAGACATCGGTGTTGTACAGGTTGGTAAGACAGCTGACTTCCAGACTGCTTATCAGATGATTGGGTCATTGACTCAACGCCTGAACGAAGCATTCCTGATCCTTAACGTAAGGGACAGCGAACGCACTACGGCAGAGGAAGTTCGTATGACACAACTAGAACTGGAACAACAGCTAGGTGGATTGTTCTCCCTGCTGACTGTTGAGTTCTTGATTCCTTATCTCAACCGTAAACTAAACGTTGCACAAAAGACTGGCGAGATCCCTCGTCTACCTAAAGGTGACGTAGTTAGACCTACGATCGTGGCTGGTATTAATGCCCTGGGTCGTGGTCAAGACCGTGAAAGCCTTGGTCAATTTCTAACTATCATTGCACAGACAATGGGACCAGAAGCTATCGGTCAATTCATCAACCCTGATGAAGTCATCAAACGTCTGGCAGCGGCATCCGGCATCGATGTACTCAACCTTGTGAAGAGTATGGATGAACTGCAAGCTGACCAACAGCAACAGATGGCACAACAGCAAGAAATGATGGCTATTCAACAGGCTCCACAACTAGCAGCCGTAGAGCAGAAAGCCCAACAAGCTGAGATGCAAGCGATGCAACAACAAGCCCCTCCACCTCCACCACAATAAAGTATGGCTGAAACATTTACGATGAAAGAAACACCTGTGAACTCTGAGGTACTTAACTCAGACGAACAAGACTCCCTGTCGGTTGCTGAGTCTCTTGAGGGTGGAGAGCAACCACTACTTGCAGGTAAATTTAAAGACTCGCAAGCACTTGAGCAAGCGTATGTTGAACTTCAAAAAAAACTTGGAGAACCACGTGATGAAGTACAAAGCACAGAAGAGGAAAGTGAGTCAACAGAATCGGAAGAAGAAACTTCACCCGAACCTGAGACAGATAGCAAAACTCTTTCCGAAGCTCAAGCAGAACAATTAATGGAAATGGTAGGTGGTGATAAAGCCTACAAGTCCATGCTAGATTGGGCGGGTGACAACTTCGCTAAAGAAGAAGTTGAGATGTACGACGGTGTGATGGAGTCTGGTAACCCCAACGCTATCTTCTTTGCCGTACAAGCTCTCCAAGCTCGCTACAACGATGCAGTAGGATCAGATGGTCAGCTGCTTACAGGACGTGGTACACAGGATACTGACGACTCCTTCAAGAGTCAAGCTGAGCTGGTTGCAGCGATGAGTGATTCTCGCTATGATCGTGACCCGGCTTACCGTGCAGAACTGATGCGCCGTCTTGAAAACTCTGATGTTCAATTCTAATGACAACTATTAATGAAGACGGCGGTCGTACAAACATCTACGCAATTGAACCCCCTATCACACTTATTGACGTGCGCGAAACACACAACGAAAACGCTGAGAAGCTGAACGGTCGTCTGGCAATGCTAGGTGTCATGGCAGCACTAGGTGCGTATGCAATCACTGGTCAAATTATTCCCGGAGTCTGGTAATGCCACAAGGCAAAGGAACGTACGGCACTAAGAAAGGGCGTCCCCCTAAGAAAGGAACTAAAAAATAATGGCTAAGCGTAAGTCAGTCAGCCTCAAGATCGGCAAACACAAATCACGATCCGGTGGCTTGACTGCTGCTGGTCGTAAAAAATACAATAAAGAAACTGGCTCTAACCTAAAGGCTCCACAACCAGGTGGGGGTAAACGAAAGAAGTCCTTCTGTGCCCGTATGGGTGGAGTGAAAGGACCAATGAAAGATAGCAAGGGTCGCCCCACCCGCAAAGCTCTTGCTCTACGTAAATGGAAATGTGGTAAATCCTAATGGCTAAACGAGGTCTCTACGCTAACATCCATGCTAAACGCATGAGAATCAAAAAAGGTTCTGGTGAAACAATGAGAAAGGCTGGTAGCAAGGGTGCTCCTACCGCTGCTAACTTCAAACGATCTGCTAAAACTGCTAAGAAAAAGTAACTAACTAACTAACTATGAAATCTATTATCGCTTCCGGTATCCTCCTCGGCTTGGCACCTGTTGCTATTGCTGGTCCCTACGTGAACGTTGAAAACAATGCTGGTCTTACGGGAACAGACTTCACTAGCCATACTACTGACTTTCATGTAGGCTATGAGTCTGAAAGTTCTGTAGGTTCTTGGGGAGTCCAAGGTGGTCCTTCTGTTGTTGTACCTGATGGTGGCGACCAAGATACTGTACTGACTGGTAAGATCTTTGGTTCTGTTTCTGCAACTGAAAAGCTTTCCGTTTATGGTGAGCTGGCAGTTTCATTTGATGACACCAATTCTTATGGCACCAAAGCTGGTGTAAAATATAATTTTTAATAGCTAAATAGAATAAGGGAGGTGCAATTCCTCCCCTAGCTCTAGCCAGCCATGGCTTAAAACTGGTCTTACTTAATCTTACTTACCCAACCATGAACTATTACTTAAATGACTGCTGTACTTTCTAGACCACAACAACAACTAAATAACTGGGAAGCCTTTTGTAAATGGGTGACCTCTACTAACAACCGTCTGTATGTCGGTTGGTTTGGAATCCTTATGATTCCTACGCTGCTTGCAGCTACCATTTGTTTCATTATCGCCTTCGTTGGCGCACCTCCCGTAGACATTGATGGCATTCGTGAACCAGTTGCAGGATCGCTCCTTTACGGAAATAACATTATATCGGGAGCAGTTGTCCCGTCTTCAAATGCAATCGGCCTGCACTTCTATCCCATCTGGGAAGCAGCCAGTCTCGATGAATGGCTGTACAACGGTGGACCATTCCAACTCGTTGTCTTCCACTTCCTTATCGGTATCTACGCTTACATGGGACGCGAATGGGAACTTAGCTACCGGCTAGGTATGCGTCCTTGGATCTTCGTTGCTTACTCAGCACCTGTAGCTGCGGCTAGTGCTGTCTTCTTGGTATATCCCTTTGGACAAGGTTCTTTTTCAGATGCGATGCCTCTTGGCATTTCCGGCACCTTCAACTACATGTTGGTCTTCCAGGCTGAACACAATATTCTTATGCATCCTTTTCATATGCTTGGTGTTGCCGGCGTATTTGGTGGGTCTTTGTTCAGCGCTATGCATGGTTCTCTTGTCACCAGTTCCCTGGTTAGGGAGACGACCGAGAATGTATCTCAGAACTATGGGTATAAATTTGGACAGGAAGAAGAGACATATAATATTGTCGCTGCTCACGGGTACTTCGGACGATTGATCTTTCAATATGCTTCTTTCAATAATTCTCGCAGCCTTCACTTCTTTCTTGCTGCTTGGCCCGTTGTTGGGATTTGGTTCACCGCTTTGGGAGTGTCCACAATGGCATTCAACCTTAATGGTTTCAACTTCAATCAGTCAATCGTTCATGGCGGACATGTCATTAACACATGGGCTGACATCCTTAATCGGGCTGGCTTAGGAATGGAAGTAATGCATGAGCGTAATGCTCACAACTTCCCACTTGATCTGGCAGCAGCATCTACCACTGAGGTAGCACTGACTGCACCATCTATTGGTTAATTAAAACGTCCGTTCATCCCGCAAGGGACGCATGACATGAGGTGACATGGAACGGGGTTCCCTCAGTTCTCTATGGAGGATACTATGCCAAACGTTGAAGTTCGTCAGCGTGTGCGTGAGCAAGCCCAAGCTCTTAAAGAGCAGAAGCTTGTCTATCGCGGTGTGGCTTACTTAAAAGCCGCTAAGTAGTTCTGTAATTGGGAGGTGCAAATCCTCCCTTAGCAATTGGTTAGAGCCGGTACGCCGATACCTCTAGCCGTCTAGACGGTGGGAATAGACCACAAATTTTTTTCAAACGTTTGAAGCTTGTCTAAATAATTTTTATCCATAGAAATGGCTTTTCAATCTTCTACTAACCCCGCGCAACTTACGCGCCCGGGTCAATCTAATAGCACGGGTGACGCCCGCGCTCTTTACCTGAAGCTTTTTTCAGGTGAAATGTTTAAGGGGTTCCAGCATAATGCTATTGCCCGTGATCTGGTGATGCGCCGTACTCTTCAGAACGGTAAGTCTCTCCAATTCATCTACACAGGTCACACCAAAGCTGAATTCCATACGCCTGGAAACAGCATTTTGGGTGACAGCAACAATGCACCTCCGGTTGCAGAGAAGACCATCACGGTCGATGACCTGTTGATCAGTTCTGCATTCTTGTATGATCTCGATGAAACCCTGTCACACTATGACATGCGTTCTGAGATCAGCCGTAAGATCGGTTACGCTCTTGCACAAAAGTATGATCGTCTGATCTTCCGTGCCGTTACTCGTGGTGCACGTGCTGCTTCTCCGATCACTAAGTCTGGCTATGTCGAGCCAGGTGGTACTCAGATCCGTGTTGGTTCTACCGGCACCGCTGCTTCTGATGCCTATGATTCTGGTAAGCTTGTAACTGCATTCTATGATGCAGCTGCAGCCCTTGACGAGAAGGGTGTCAGCCAAGACGGAAGGGTCGGGATCCTAAACCCACGACAATTCTACTCGCTGATCCAAGCGGTCGGTAGTAATGGTCTGGTAAACCGCGATGCTCAAGGCTCTGCTTTGCAGGGCGGTGAAGGCATTGTTGAGATTGCTGGTATCAAGATCTTCAAGTCAATGAACATTCCGTTCTTCTCTCAGTACGGTACCAAGTATGGTACTGGTTCTGCCACGAACCCTGGTGTAGCCGATCCTGGCAACACTGGTTCTTTCGTGTCTGAAGCTGTTGAAGATGCCGCTGCTGATGTCACCGGTATCAACAACGAGTACGGTGAAGAAACCGAATTCGCTAACAGCTGTGGCCTTATCTTCCAACGTGAAGCTGCTGGCTGTGTGGAAGCTATCGCTCCTCAGGTGCAAGTCACCAGTGGCGACGTGTCCACAATCTACCAAGGTGACGTGATCCTTGGTCGTCTCGCCATGGGTGCAGACTACCTGAATCCCGCTGCTTCTGTAGAACTGTTTGCCGGTACTGCTACCAAGCCTGCCGCATTCTGATATTTTCTATATGGGAGTCCTTTCGGGGGCTCCTTTTTTTTAATTCTTTATTGAGAATAATACTCATTTGCAACTATGCCTTACCTAACTACTGGCTCCACTGAACTTAAAGCTGTTAATCAGATCCTGGCGTCAGTTGGTCAGGCTCCTGTTACCACACTGACAACTGAAGAAACTCTCATTATTAACGAAGTCTCTCGATTTACTGGTTCCATTGCAGGTACCACACTTACTACTGAAACTGCTAACATTCCTGTTGGTACTTACATTGGTGGTACTGGTGTTACTGATGGTACATCTATTGCAGTAGCTGGTGTAGAAGCAACACCTGCCACTGATCCTGTTACGTTTGACTACACTGTGAATATTTCACAAACCGTATCATCCCGTACATTGACTCGTAATGAGGTTACAACCAGAGTTGAAACCCAAACCAACCCGGACGTTGCGATTGCACTCAACACCCTTAGAGAGGTGTCACGTGAGGTACAGAGCGAAGGATGGACTTTCAATAAAGAATTTGATTATACACTTACTCCTAACTCGGACAACGAAGTTTTGATTCCTGATGACATGCTTCAGGTTGATCTGAACATCTCATCTAAGAGATTTAATAATCGTCAGTTCGATAGTATTAACCGTGGAGGTAAACTCTACGACCGTATCAAACATACTTACAAGTGGACTGACCCTAGTCTTAAGGTTGACATCTTGTGGTATTTTGAGTGGGCATATATCCCTGATCCTATCCAAGCATTTATTGTAGCACGGGCTGCTTCTATCTTCTCTAGTCGTACCATGGGTGATCCCAACCTGTACCAGATGCTCCAACAAAAGGAAGCATTTGCACGGGCTATGGCTATGGAGTATGAGTGTGACCAGGGTGACTACTCCTTCTTTGGTGAGCCTCAGGGAGAGAACTATTACAATAGCTATAAACCGTTCCGTACCTTGCAACGCTAATGCCAGCAGTAACACAACAGATCCCTAATTTTCTTGGTGGTGTATCCCGCCAAACTGACAACAAGAAACTACCTAACCAGCTAACTGAGTGTGTTAACGGATACCCTGATCCTACATTTGGTTTACTGAAACGTCCTGGTATGAAGCACACTAACGTGCTGAAAAAGGCTAACAATACTCCATTTACTAAAACTGAATTAGCAGATGCAGCATGGTTCTTTATTGACCGTGCTACTGCTGGTTCTTATATCGGTGCTATTAAAGGTACCAACCTGTATGTATGGACTGCTGCTGAAGGTACGTTCTGTACCGTGACAAACACTGGCACAGGTTACCTCACTGGTACTAAGCAGGATGACTACCACTTCCGTAGTATCCAGGATACCACTATCATTGCTAACAAAACTGTTACCACTGCTATGCAAGCAGCTGGTACCTTTGTTGCCAAGTCACAAGGTACATTAAAACTTAAATCAGTGACCAATGGTGATGTACATAAAGTTAAAATTAAAGGTACTTCTAACGGTACTGAACATACAGCAACAGCTACTGTACAATCTTCAGCTACTTTTACCACGTTTCTAACCGGTACTCACGCTAGTCACGACCTGTTAGGTGCTGTTAAAGCGTTGCTAGAGGCACGTCAAACTGCTAATGATGCTGAGTTTAGTGGTAAGTGGTACCTCAACTCATTTGCTAACAGCCTTACAATTCGTAGAACAACTGAATCTAATGCTGTTGTAGTAGATGCAGAGCCTGGATCTGGTGTTACATACAAATTTTTTGAGATAAGTGCTTTAGGTGGTATATCTAATAATGCTATTGAAGCCTTTCAGGATGATGTAACCAACATATCCGAAGTACCACTGGAGTCATTTCAAAACCATAATGTTAAAATCCTAAACAGTGATACTGAAGATGATGATTATTATGTAAAATTTGTAGCGGCTAATGGTGTCGGTGGTAAAGGTTATTGGCAAGAGACTATTGCACGTGATGTGTCACCTGGTCTCAATACCGCTACTATGCCGCATGAACTGGCTAACACTGGTGCTACTACCTTTACGTTTGGTCCTATCACCTACAAGAATCGTCTAACTGGTGATGATAACACCAACCCTCAACCATCTTTTGTTGGTAAAAAGATTAGTTCTACTTTCTTTTACAGCAATAGGTTCGGTGTGTTATCTGAAGATAACGTTATTTTTAGTGTTGCTAACGATAACTATAACTTTTTTGCTAAATCTGCATTAACTCAGATTGACTCAGACCCTATTGACCTGAACGTATCTAGTGTGCGTCCTGTTACTTTGTCTGACGTTTTACCGTCGCCTCAGGGCTTGCTGCTGTTCAGTGAACGTCAGCAGTTCCAGGTGTATGCTACAGATGCTAGTATTCTAACACCGACCTCTGCAGTCATACGTTCGCTGGCTAACTATGAGATGGCTACTAATGTACAACCTGTAGACATCGGTACTACTACTGCATTTGTCAGCCGGGTGCCTGGTTACAGCAAACTGTTTACCATGTCTCTTCGTGATGTGGAGCAAACACCTATTGTGGTGGACATCAGTAAAGCTGTACTTGAGTGGATACCTGATACTGTAGATGCTTTAACTACTAGCCCACCAAACTCGGTGGTTATGATGGTTGATCGGGATACTAAATACTTGTATCTTTATAGGTTCTACAACAATGGTAAGGAAGATCTTTTCCAAGCCTGGGTTAAGTGGGAACTCCCTGGTACTATTCAGACTGCACGTATAATTAACGATGCTGTTACTATTGTGTCACAGCAAGAGGATGAGTATACTTTAGGTTTTATTGAGTTGGATGAACTACCATCTGGTGATATACTTTCCACGTCTTCTAGTTTTACTGGTAACGTACCTCTTGATATGGCTACTCGTCCTGTCAAGCCTCATGCGTCCGTTGATGCAGTCGTATATGACTCTACAAACGACATTACCAAGGTCTATGTACCTTATACCCCTATTGATGATAAGGACGCTGTGATGCTCCTTACAGTGCCTACAGCAGATGATGGTACTAATGCTGAGATAGACTCAGATCAGGGTTACTGGACTAAGGTTATTGAGCGTATTGAACCTTCAACTAACTACCATTATTTTGAAGTAAAGGGTAAGTTTACTGATTATGCTGATGGTATTGTAGTCGGTTACGGTTATGATCTAGAAGTTACACTACCTAAATTTTATCTACAACGTGAAGCAGGAGCTGATTACACAGCTTCTTTAACAATTGCCAGGGTAAAACTATCTGCTGGTCGTTCTGGTGCTATCCGATTTAAGTTAAAGCCAACTGGCTCTAACGAATGGAAGAATGTAGAACACACTGCAGAAGGCGATATCTATAATGGTGATACTAATCCTGTAGTACAGGAAAGAGTTTTTACCTTACCTATCCATCAACGTAACACTAATTTTGAACTTAAAGTGACAAGT